TTAATTCTAATTCATCCGTTGTATCAGTAACAGTATTCAAAGCATTTGGTATTAATGTATATGGTATTTCAAGCATTACTATTCCGTCTGAGTCTCCGTAATTAACATCTCCAATATCTACCCTACCACTCAAAAAAGTAACTATATTACCTGCTGTTGTTCCATGTTTGAATTTTAATCCTACTGTAGTATCAATAGTGTCACTAAGAGCATCAGCAAAGAAGTCATGATTTCCTGTGCCACTTAAAGGAGGTGCTTCAATTGACACTGTTCCAGTTGAAGCCCTATCAGTTATTAAAACTTCCTTCGTATTAATAATATTATTACTATTATCAAGTCCTCCTATTAATTCTCTATATACTAAAGAGTTTCCAAAATCAAATGATAGATTTTGTAATTTAGCTGCATAATCAAGTAATTTAAAATCACTAGTATTACCATTCTTAAAAATTAATGGGCTTGCTTGTCTTACCTGACTGTAATCAGTGGAGGGTAGTGGTTCATTAAGTTCAGTAGGATTAACATAATGCCCAGTAAAATTAAAAGTTATTGTAGGAATTTCTCCAACAGCACAATTAATTTCACAATTTCCTCTTGCCCCTAAAATTTTATGTAGCGTTCCATCAGTGTTATAGTGAATTGTTATTGAATCTAAAGTTGATAGTGAACTTGGCTTATAAATATATTTATTTATAGGAGTTCCACTTGATGTCATTTTAAAACCACAAGCTTTCAAGGCTGGTGCAAAAGCAACCTCATGTTGTGCGCTACCAGAACCAGTTAATTCACAAGTAAAAGAAACCTCAACTTTTGTGTTAGCTAATATTTGTTCAGATGCACCTAATACTGGTCTAATCACATCTCTCGATACTACGTCACTTGACTGAGGTGTAATTTCTAAATTAGTAACAACTAATAAGTTTTTACCATCTGAGGAAGTTCCTGTTTCTGGACTTGGGTCTGTTCCATAAGTTGTTTCTGCTTCTATTAAAAGTAGTCTTCTTTTGGTGAACTTTGCCATTTGAGTCTCCGTTATTAATGGTTGCTAATGAAAAAATAATTTATATACATATATTAAACCTTAAGGGTTGTTAGGGTAGTTATTAATGATTTTTTATATTGATAAATCATTATAATCAGACCTGTAATCTATTTCAAAATCACAAGTTACTATACCTGCAACTTGATCCGCTTCAAAAATATCAAAAGTTGTTGTAGAAGGTCTAACATCTATACTTAATCCTCCTAAAGTAGGATCTGTAACCATTTTTGTATGCAAACTTTCAACTGTTGCATCTGCTGTTGTATCAGGTGTTTCTGATCTTACAATTACTACAATTCTTACTCTTAATGTCCAATCTAATTTTTGAATTGTTGCACTATTTTCTCTTGGCTCATCTGTAACAAATTCAATAACAAGGCTAGGTGTTTCTGATCGAGCAAAGGCACTTGTTCTTGATCTAAATATGCGAGTTCCTACTCCTACTGTACCTGTTAAATTTGTTTTAACTTTTGCTAATATTTGTTCTCTTTTAGTAGCCATATCAAACCTTCATTAAAGACATTATAGATAAACTACCATCGTCTATTTTTCTAACACTCCTAACTTTATATTTAATGTTATCTACTTTTATCTCTGTGTTGAATTGTAGCCCACCTAAATCTGTAGTCTTTACTGTGAGTTCATAATCAGTTGTTAAGACACGATCATCCGCAATGATCTCATCAGGCATTTCTAAGATGCCTTTATATGTCACACCATCATAAAATACATCTACTTTAAAATCATTAAAAAATGAATCTAAGTCTTCAGTAAAAGCCATAATAAAAAAGCCCCATTTAAGGGGCTATGTTTTAACCGTATTTTTTAGCACCGACAAGGGAGATTCCATACACAAAAACAGGTGATGAGCCACCTACTGTTTGTACAATTTTTATGAATCTCTTGCACTCGTCTTTATTTACTTCAAGTGTTTGCACTGAAGCAGATGTTGTAACTTGTGTAAAAGTTGCACCAGACAAGTCTCCATAAGTACCACCTGTTTCATCTGAGTCTTGAACTTTGATGTCTAAAGTTGGTGATGAGCCTGTACCCGCTGCACAGTTTAAAACTAGCAATACATCTCCATCAAATTCTTTTAAGTCAATAGCACTTGATGTAGCTGTAGCAGTTACAGAAGCAGAAGCTACCGCTGCTGTAATATCTAGTTTTTCTAAGTTAAGTTGATTGATTGCCACTTTGGGTTTCCTCTTTTTTAGGACTAGGTTTTTTCTTTGCTTTTGGTTTTGGCTTCTCTACATATTCGATAGCCTTGCCACTAAGAATTAGCATGCGAGCAACATTTTCTTCTACCTCAATAGAAGTGCCGACACTCGTAGGAGTGCCAGCAATCATTGTTGATCTTATTAATTCAACTTTCATATTATGTGCCGAAGCAGAAAGCAGTTGGTTGTTTGATAGCAAAGTCAACATCCTGCAATGCAACAATCTTGACAGTACCGCTACCCGCTTTTGTGATTGTATCTACTGTTAGATCTAAACCACTCCACATACCAATGCAGAACTGACTAAAGTCTCCAAACAATGCATCGTTGTTATCTAATTGATTTGAAACAATAACTGGATAACCATTGATTTCATTGTTCTCAAAAACAAACTTACCTGTGTTCGATGCAACTTCAGTACTCTTTAGCGCACCTCTAGCAGAAGCATTAATGATGTAGAACATATTTGCCACATCAGCATTTGCTGCGGCTACATCTGTTTCCATCCCGATATATTCAGCGAATGTACCGAATGTAGTAATTGTTTGTGTACCAACACCAGTTGTATCTTTGATACCTAATGGCTCATTAGACGAACCAGAACCGTAAATCGCTGTTCTATCTAATTTAGTAGCAATGACCCGAGCTATATCGTCTCTAATCATAGATTCAACATCTATAGATGACTGCAATAACAAGCGTCTTGTAAATTCTACGACCCCGCCAACCGTTTTTGGTGTCATGTTCACCTGATCGAAGGCCTGCTGTGATTCTGTTGGCTCACCGCCTTCTCCCACAAAAAAGCCAGTCGCACTCTGCGTCATTCTGGGAATTGCAATGTTACCAGAAAGTCCTGTAAGCATTGTAGGATTCGCTGCCATAACAGCCATTCTCTTACGAAGAATATCTATAAAAGAACCAGAAAGTAATTCTGTAGGAACTAAGTTACCACCCGCAGTTGCAGTGCCAACATTAAGATCTCTTTGTGATGTGTGGAGAACTTCATTTGGAATTAAAATACCATTAGCAGGCTTGTCGTAACGCTTAGATGCCTCATCTGAAACTTCTCTTTCAAATGCAGCGGCCTCTTGTGCTGATTTGTCATTTGGATTTGCTAAAGCATTTAAGGCTCTTGTAAAAGAAAATCTTTTAATTTCTTTCTTTTCCAAGCCCACTTCATTTGATGTCATGTCTGTTGAACGGATTGGGGTGTTGTTTACTTCTGCCTTGTTTTTCACAAGATCAAGAATTGCTGCTCTTGCCTCAACAACAGATTTGTTGCCTTTAATAAGAGTCTCAGCAATCTCTTCTGCTCCATACTCACCAAACTCACGACATAGAGAAGTGATGGATGCTGTACGAGCGTTGTTTTCATCAATAGCACGTTGAACTTCGGCTTTGATGTCGATTTCAACGGATTTCTCCGCTTCAACCTGAGTTTCT